TGATGACGTATTTCAAACGCTGTTTCATATTGTTCATTGGGTAGTCTCCTAAGTTGGCGGGCTTCATTGCCCTTGTGTTACATATATATAGGTCAGGTGGCCCTGATAGTCAAGCGCCTAATTTAGCAGCATGGGGCCAAACAAGGCGGCGGCGATCAGCGCGCCCATAAGCGCGCCGATTGCTAGTTGTGTGATTGCTTGCTTCATGCGCAACCGAACCATTCAGCGCACGCGCCCTCAATGTCCATTTCGTCGCGTGAATAAGACGCAGTAAAACTATCGCCCCACCAATGACCCTCAACGGTTTGCTTTGCGGTGTCGATCCAGATGTTAGGGCCGCCAAACGTGACTAGCAGACGCGCGCCCTTGTACTCGCGCTTGCTATCCAGTAGCCAATTAACGTCAAGAACGTCGGCGACGTAATCAAAGCCGCTAAGTGTCTCACAGTTTTCGTGTTCGCATTCAGGGCAGGTGTTGTCGCCCTCATGAAGGTCCGCGCCGCACGCAGTGCAGCTTTCGCATTCGCGGCCCTGCTCAAGGTCGCGGACGATGGAAAGGACGTGTGATTTAATTTCGTTAGACATTGGTTTGGTCTCCTAAGTGTGGCGGGCTTCATTGCCCTTGTGATATATATAGGTCAGGTGGTCCTATAGGTCAACTGGTATCGCTTCAACAACTAAACACCCGCGACGCTGTGCGGCCTCTCCTGTCGCCCGCATTAGCGCCGCGCTTTTTGTCGTGTGTTTGGATACCCATTCATCGCAAAAGCGGACGATATATAGCGGCTTTTCATGCCCGCAAAATTCGCGTGTGATTGTGTAACGTGGGTCTGATTTTAAGTTTGTCATTGGTCTGTCTCCTAAGTTGGCGGGTTTCATTGCCCTTGTGTTATATATAGGGCTAGTGGTCCTGTAGTGTCAACAACTAATTTACAAAAAGCGCTCGCGGTAAGACACGTCGCCACGGATGCGCGCGTGCGCGTGCCAGATCACGGCAAGCAAGGCAAGCCCTGGCAAACTGGACCTATAGTCGCGCACGAATTCGTCTGAAAACCCGGCAAACTGGACTTAACGCCGGGGGTGATTTAGCTAACCCCTTGATAACAAAGGCTAACCAATTTGACATAATAGCGATTATAGGTAAGTTGCTGGCGATCTGCTCTAGACCCCCCCACGGTCGCGCCCGGCGGGGGCGGTTACTATAGCTACAATCTCACACACACGACCGCGGCCCTTGCTTTTTAAGGGTGTCCCGCATAAAATTTTGAAAATGTTTGGAGGCCGACTATGGCTGGCAAAGCCCTCAAGAAAAAAATTTTACTGGAAATTTCAGACAACGGCGGCGCTGATTATCTGTATGACCAGATTGCGAGCGGTGTGACGGTGGCTAAGATTGCGGAGGGGTATGGGTGTACTCGGTCGTATGTCAGCCGTGCGATTAACAGCGTGCCTGAGTACAAGGACGCTATGGAGCGTGCGCGTGTTGAGGCGGCTGATGCGCTGGTCGAGCAGGGGCTTGATATGGTTGATGCTCTGGACGGGGGCAGCACGGCGAACGAAATTTCCGCTACTCGGGAGAAGGTGAACTACCGCAAGTTTATGGCGGGTAGTTTTAACCAGAACCGGTACGGCACGCGGCCGCAGAGTAATGTGACTATTTCGCTGGGTGACATGCACCTTGATGCGCTGAAGAAGGTGACGCGTGAGGTCGCCGCGCTGCATGAGGAGGATAGGATGCGCACGATCGACCATCAGGATGTGACAGATGAGTGAGCATAACCCCCTAGAGGAGTTTGTCCGGGAGTATCACGGCAACCCTGTTGGGTTTGTGCGGGACATATTGGGCGCTGAGCCTCTGCCGTATCAGGCGGAGTTTCTGGAGGCGCTGGCGGACGGCGAGCGCAAGATGAGTGTGCGCAGTGGGCACGGCACGGGTAAGTCCACGGCGGCCAGTTGGGCTATGCTGTGGTTTGTGCTGTTGCGGTTCCCGAACAAGGTTGTTGTGACGGCCCCGACGAGCGGCCAGTTGTTTGACGCGTTGTTTGCTGAGCTGAAGCGGTGGATCAACGAGCTGCCCGAGCCGCTCAAGGTGATGCTGATCGTGAAGAACGACCGTGTTGAGTTGTCCGCTGCCCCAAGCGAGGCGTTTATTTCGGCACGTACGAGCCGCGCGGAGACGCCAGAGGCGTTGGCGGGTGTTCACTCGGATAATGTTATGCTGGTGGTTGACGAGGCGTCTGGCGTGCCAGAGGCGGTGTTCGAGGCGGCTGCGGGGTCTATGTCGGGCCACAGCGCTGTTACGATCATGCTGAGCAACCCTACGCGGTCTAGCGGCACGTTCTTTGAGAGCCAGACGCGGCTGTCGGGTAGCTGGTGGACGCGGCGTTGGTCGTGTGTTGATAGTCCGCTTGTCTCGGATGAGTTTGTGGACGAGATGCGTCTGCGGTACGGCGAGGACAGTAACGCCTTCCGTATTCGTGTCTTGGGTGAGTTCCCGCTGGCTGACGATGACACGATCATCCCGTTTCATTTGGTTGAGAGCGCTATGCACCGAGACATTCAGGTGGCGGAGGACACCGCCGTTGTCTGGGGGCTTGACGTAGCGCGGTTCGGTTCAGACAAGACTGCACTGGCGCGCCGTCAGGGGGCGGTCATCACGGACATAAGCAGTTGGCAGGGTCTTGACCTGATGCAGACTGTGGGCCGCGTTAAGGCAGAGTATGACGGGCTGTCGCCGTCCCAGCGGCCTAGAGAGATACTTGTGGACGTGATCGGCATGGGCGGCGGTGTTGTGGACCGGCTGCGCGAGCTGGGGCTGCCGGTGCGCGGTGTGAACGTGGGCGAGGCTCCTAGTATGGGCGACACGTACTCTAACCTGCGGGCTGAGTTGTGGTTCAAGATGCGGGGGTGGTTGGAGCAGCGCACGTCGCGGCTGCCTAAAAACGACCAGCTTATTGCGGAATTGACGTCGATCAGGTATAGTTTCCTGAGCAGCGGCAAGATGAAGGCGGAGAGCAAGGATGACATGCGGAAACGCGGCTTAGCTTCCCCTGACCTTGCCGACGCGGTGTGTCTGACGCTTGCGGCGGATGCGGTCACTGCGTTGGGCGGCAGATCGCCCAGTTGGGGCGCGCCGTTGCGTCGGAATCTAAAAGGAGTGGCCTGATGGCTGACAGATACACCGGGTTAAGAGATATGTTTGACGGCGGCGGCCGCGGCCAAGCGGGCCCGCGCTTTGAGGGCGGCGGCATCCTGTCAGCGGCTGCTAACGCTGTTGCACGCCCTGCGGGCTCACGCGAGCGCGGTGACCCTGACATGCGGACGGGCATCGGCGGTTTTGCGCGTGACATGGTTGATGGCGGCGGCTTTGGTCGGACTGGTCCCACGTTCCAAGGCGGCCCGCTCGGCGGGCTGCTCGGGGCAATCCTAAACTCAGGCGGAGTTCGCCCTATGGGCTATCAGGAGCGCCTTGGCTCGGTGCGCCCACAGATGCGCCCGCCGATGCCTGCGCCTGCTTACACAGCGCCTGCGCCTGCTGCGCCTATGGGGATGCCTGCGTACACTATGCCTAGCGCTATGGGGATGCCTGCGCCTGCGCCTATGGGGATGCCTGCTTACACACAGCCTAGCGCTATGGGGATGCCTACGCCGAGAGGTCCAATGACTATGGAGCAATGGATGAATACAACTTTCTCGGACGGGATGCCCCCGGGCATAACGGCGGAAGCTCTCGCGGACAGCTATCGAATATACCTTAACGACGTGGCACAGCTAGGACCGCGTTATGGCAGCTAAGTTTAAGCCTTGCAAGGGATGCCCCACACCAGCCGCGTGTAAGCGCGCGGGCACGTGTATGGCAAAGAGGTACAAGTAATGCCAGCCAAACGCGGCCTTTACAGCAACATCGCCGCCAAGCGTAAGCGCATCGCGGCAGGCTCTGGCGAGAAGATGCGGAAAGCGGGCAGCAAGGGCGCGCCAAGCGCCAAGGCGTTCAAGCAGTCCGCGACGAAGCGAGGCAAGTAGTGGGCATTCTAGACTTCTTTTCACGCGAGGCTGGTCAGCAACGACGCGCCGCTCTTGATAATTTTGGCCGCGATGCAGGCTATTACGTCCCGCCTGAGCTTCGTAGCCGGCTGGGGCTGCTGGCCAGCATGAACCCCGTCGAGGGCGTTAGTCGCTCAATGCAAGCGTCGGAGCGCATGACGGCCCCCGGTCGCACCCCAATGCAGCGCGTCGGAGACGCAGGTGAGATGTTGTCTGAAGTGGCGGGCGTGGTTGCGCCTGTAGCAGTCGCAGGCCGCGCTGGTATTCCTGCCGCACAGGCTTTGCAGGAAACGCTTTTGGGCGCGTCATTTGCGCCCCGCAGCGCCTCTGAGGCTATGGCGCGTGACATTTTAGACTTGCGCGCAGCGGGTCGCGAGGCCGAGGTAACTGAAGAAATGATGGCTGCGGCTGACGACACGTATATGTATTTTAATACGCCGCTGCCAATGGATGAGGCAAGCCGGTCGGCTCGTGCGCGCACCATTGGGCACAATGTTGAC